CCGAATGAACGGGGGCCTTTGTTTATTCCTGGTAGGCTTCCCACCCCGCCGGGTAGGCATCCGGTGCCCAAACGTTGCTGTCGATGGTCGAACGGTACAGCTTGCCCTTGTAGCTGACAATATCACCCTTGTTGTAGGCATCGGAAGCACCCAACGGCTGAACCCATTCGGGATAGCCGCCGGACGTTACCCCGATCTTTTTATACAGGCTGGTTGCCGTATCGGGGGGCCACTGTTCGGCGGACGTGTGGGCCTGCAATACCTGGTACAGTTGGGGGTCTCCTACGGTGTTGGTGCCGTAGGAGAACACGTCCTTGATTTTGTAGGCGCGGCCTACCTCGTAGGCTGGAAACACGGTTGGTACCTCTAGCAGAGTCTCAGCATGTTTCTCCGGGTCCAACGTGGATAGGAAAATCTGAATAGCCCGTCTCAGCTCCCGTGCCGCTTGCAGTTTATCCATTGTTGTTCACCTCGTCCCCAAGAAGAGCTGCTAATAGCGCCCTCTCATAGTTTTCATGCTCCACGCCGTACTCCAACAGCGGATACATGTGGTCCGTGGCGGTGGAATAGACGGCGTCATAATCGTCCGGCGTGGAGACGACGGCCACACCGTTCTCCTGGTGTTTGATGTAGCGCAAGGTTTCTGCGCGTTCGACGATCTCGCCATTTTTGTAGATCAAAAACATGTTATCCCTCCCGTAAAACCAGCATCGTTTGCTGGTTCGATGGATTTTTCTGGATGCTCACGGCGCTGGTGTAGCCGTGATATTCCAGCGTGGGACCATCCCGCTGGTGGATGCTGATGCAGTCCGGTAGGTGCAAAGCGGCTCGATCTACATCCTCAATGGGGGTATCCACAAACACGATCCGCAGCTCATCATCTGCTGCTATTACGTTGTCGATGGGGTAAATTTTTCCTCCGATATCCGCATACACTCCAAAAACACCCCTTTCATCACTGTTCTTGTTTTCCAGGATTTGCATTTCGACACATGGCCGCACCAACTGATAAAACTGGTTCGCAAATCCTCCGGTGGAATTTTCCCAGCTAGCTTTTTCAGCTTTCTGCGTTGCCTGGTAACGTTTTTCCGGCTGATCCGCCGCACGACGCCTCCGGTTTCCGTGAGGCTGAATTTTTGCTTCAACCAGGAGAAGCCGCGCCGAAGTGGGACGATTTGCGTTTTTGTTTCATTCATTTCCACGCCAAATGCTGCCGCTTCTTGTCGAATCACTTCCAGGCAGGCGAGCAAATGCTCTTTGTCGTGATGGATGATGTAGCCATCATCCATGTAGCGCCCGTAGCATTTACAATGCATCCGCTCTTTGATCCTGTGATCGAGCCGATTCGGGACGGCTAGCGCCAAATTTTGGCTGATTTGGCTGCCAAGCCCCAGACCGACCGGCCCAAACATCCCAACCAGATGCAAAATCAGGCGTTTCAGCCGTTCATCGGCAATGTAGCGCTCCAAGATTTTTGCAATAGCATCATGACTGATGCTGTCGAAAAATTTATGGAAATCATAGATCAGGATGTACCCATCCCGCCCAAATTTGCGATAAAACTGGTGCAAATGAGTTTCCAGGCGTCTGAGCGCGTAGTCAACGCCTTTTCCTTTCTGACTGGCCGAGTTATCAGGAATCAGCCTCGGACCAAGAACGGGAGTGAGCAGGTTGTCGCACAAACAACGCTGCACCACGCGCTCCGTGATATGCACAGAGCGGATATGTCGGTGTTTGCCGCGCTCAAAAATGTCAAACTCAATAAATCCATTGCTTCTCCATGTGCCGCTCAGCAATTTTCGCTGAGCCATACGCACGTTGATAAATGCGTTCTCTTTGTAGGCCTGGCTCGAATGTTTCCAGCCTACGCCGCGCCTACATTTTTTATAGGCGGCATACAAGTTTCCAAAAGTGAATACGTCTCCAAATTGAATTTTCAAAAGGAACCTCGCTGGTAGCGGATTAGCTCGAAAGCGTCCGCGTCTCGGTGATATTTACCCGTGCGGGAGGGTCAGGCGCTCCTTACGCGCGTGGACTGATTTCGATAAACATCTACTCTGTCTCCCTATCGCGCAATCCGAAGCACACGCCGTTGCTGTTGCTGGCGTTGTTGTTGTTGCTGCTGCCGTCGCTGTTCACATTGCAAAAGTTCGTGGTGTTGCTCGCATTCGGGGACGCCAACGCGCCCGCCTGCGCCCGGCAGGTTTTACAGCGCCTAACCCATGTCTTAAAACTTAAAACGTGCCTTGTCGGATTTTTTTGCCCCGGCGATCAGGCGGCCTTCGTCAATCATCAAATCTGCCCAGTGCTCCAAGGCGTGCTCACTCAGGCCGTGTTGCAGTTCCATCAAAACACTGCATTTCCCAATCAAGGCCTGCAAGCAGTTATTTGCCTCGATCAGGTGGTCCCGCCGCATCTGCGCTTCGTGTTCATTCGTCGGGTAGATGCTGTTCGCTGCCTTACAGTGGTTATGTACCTCGCTGGCCAAGCGGCTCAGCTCCGTCCCGATAAAAAACGTGTAGCGTTTTGGCAGTTTCATGCAGCATTTCAACGTGTGTAGCTCTAGGTCATAAGCGGTATCCAAAAATTTGATACTGCTTTCCTTGCGCTGGCTTTTCAATACCGACATTCAGGGTCCTTTCCATCCGCGCCAAGGGCGGCGCGGATTATTGGATTTTGGCTTAAACGCATAAGCCGAAGCACACGCCGCCGCTGTAGCTGGCGTAGTAGTTGGAGCTGCTGCTGCCGTCGCCGCCCACACCGCAAAAGCCCGTGGTGATGCTCGCATGCGGGGACGCCAACCAGTACCACTGTGCAGAGCCGCCGCCGTTGTTCATTTTTTTGATCCGGCTGGCATTGTACGTGAAAATCGGGTACTGCCGTGCATTGCCCGTCGTGCGCTCTGTGGCCGGTGAGTAGCTCGATTCACCGAACATCTCAAATGTCAACGGCAACCAGAGTTTGTGTCCGCTCCATTTTCCGTTTGTTGTGTTATTGCCGGTACCGTACCATTTGTACGCCGTTTTGATCACGGATTTCAGGTCGGAGGGCAGGGAGTTGTAAATGCTACCATTCAGCGTGGAGCAGAGGGCGCTGGATGGAAAACCCCCGCTGTTTGTATCACTGCCGTTCATCTGATACGTTTTGTACAGCAGGTTTTTACACAAAAACGTCACGGCGGCTTTTTTTGCCGTCGTTGCGCCGGACAAATAGTCGTGATCGAAGTCGGCGATTTGCAGTGTCATAGTCCCGATGCCCGACAGCGTAACATCTTTTGTGTCACCCAGCGCAAACATTTTACCCAGCACACCAGCCGTGCCCAGCGTATCGATTTGCGCCCAGCTCAGGTCGTTCAGCGGGAGCAGGGAGAGGTACCGTATTCCGAGCACATTAATGCTGATTGTTTTAGTTTTTCTGTCCCCTGATATAGTAGCAGATAACTCCCAGTCTCCGTATCCAAGGCCATAAATTTCAGCAATTCCATTGTTGTTTGCAGCGGTCTTTTTTACCGTATCCCCGTTGGTAGCGGTAACCGTTATGCCGTTACCGGCCAATACATAGGTTGTGCCAGTAAGCCTCGCTAACGCCGAAAACATTTCATCAGGGGTTGCCGAAGTGGGCAAACTGATAATGTTAGCCGTGCTATCCTTGAGCAAATTAGCTTTGTTCAATGGAGTTCCCGCCTGCTGAAATCCTTCGGTGTTGATGCCGTTGAAATCAATGGGGAATGTGCCGGCTTGAAGCATTGCTAGGGCGTCCGCCCAGCTAGTCCCAGCGGGTACCGCGCTTTTCAGGAATCGGCTGTTACCAGTCCCCTTTAATACAGAATCAATCATGTTACACCTCCCCGCTGAAAACTTCGCCGCTGGTTATCAGCGTGATTTTCAGCGTTTCGATTGTTTTGTCCAGGTTTTGGAATATCGTTTCGATATTGTTCGCCTGGGAATAAGTTAGGTTGGATAGGGATTCGGGAGCTGGTGGTGTGTTCTCCGACAGGATGAACGCCGCACGGATGTTTTTTACATCGCTGATATACTGCGCCGCCTGCTCCGGTGTTGGGATATCACCGTTGGCCCAGTCCGTTTTAGGGGCTACCTCGACAGAGGTACCAGCATCGTCACGCAGTCTGTCCCGAAGGTAAGCCACTGTCTGCCCGACACGATTCATGTCGGTATAGTTGTAACTCCCCTTCATCACGGTCAGAAACTCGGTAATTTCCGCTTCCGTTGCGTTTCCGGTGCTGATTTTCTGGGCCAAACTAACAACTTCGGCAACATCCGATGCTGTACGGTCCGTGATTAGGGCGTCGATAATACTACCGTTTTCTGTAGTTGAGGAATACTTTACACCCATTGAATTACCTACCATTCTACAATTACACACCCAGGTTTTCCGTTCTCCCCGGCTGTGCCCTCCGTTGCTCTTGCGGCTACATAGGTATGATACATGCCAGTTTCTTTATCTTTGCGCTGGGCGTATTTACCATTGCGGCCCTGTTTGCCGCCTGCGCCGCCGGAACCTTCCAGGCCGGTGATCGTACCGGCGTAGTCAGCGCCCTTCTGGGCGTACACAGCGCCGCTTTGAATGTCCATCAAACCAGAGGTGTAGATTTTACCGTTGGCGGACGTGAACACACCGAATGTGGTAGCGCCGCCGTCCGTGCCCTTGGTACCATCCTGTCCCTTTGCGCCACCAGCGCCGCCGGTACCAGCTGCACCACAAGCGTAGGTGTATGCCTGGTTTTTGGTGGCGGTTGTTTCGATAATGAATACCTTGCCACCATTGCCACCGATGCCGCCGTCGTTATCCTTCGGGTCGAAAGAATCACCCCACAGCATATTGCCGCCGCCGCCGCCCATGCCGCCGTTGCCACCGCCGATCAGCGTGATTTTGATAGCGCCAGCTTGAGGCGCTGTCCAGGTACCGGAACCAGTGAGAATGATTTTGTTCTGATACATGGAATCATTGGGAGACTGCACCAGTTCGGACGGGCTGGAACGCATAACACCATCCTCTAGGGTAAGCTGCTGTTTGTACAGTCGGGCGGAAATGGTACTTTTGAATTGCGTATCAACAGCCTGGATATCGCCGCACTCGCTGGACGGGTTACCACGGCTTTTGACGGAGAACGATCTTCCGCCATACTCGAACAGACAGGATATAACCGCCTTTCTGGCATCCGCTTCTGTGTGGATAAACGGGTTATCGACACTCAGGGATACTTCGGATTCGGTGTTGTTCCCGGAAAAAGTGACTTCGTTGTTGTTCTCCAACTTAAACGTGATATCCGCTATATCATCGTTTGCTGACATTTCCGGATATTCGTACATGTTATCTAGGGTAATTCGGTTCCCTTCGTCCTGGGCCAGCTTGCCGACACGCAGGTAGCCGGTCGCGAAATCCTGCCGGGGCCATGCGTTGATTGCCATACACAGAAAGCGTAGCATCTCGCCGCATTTTTTGTCCTTGATATCGTCCTTCGTGGCTGTAATGGAAATATCCTTTACAGCATCTTCCACGATGTAGTTTGTGCGGAAGTTTGCGCCCAGGCTTGCCATAATAGCCTCTACCCAGCCAGATACTTTCGTTGGCAGGGTTTCGGGGACGATGAAATTTCTCTTGGTCAGCGCCCCGATAACGTCCACAAGGGACCATTCAACAGTGAGGTCTTGCAGCTTCCAACCTGCGCTTTGCTGGTAGTAGGTGCCACCAGGCAACCACTCAATCGTGCCATCCTCTAGGTATAGGCCTAGCTCCACCACGATTCTTTGCCGATCTTCGATAGATGTAAAAATCGTGTTCGGGGCGTAGGGGTCGAAACGATGATCTTTATTTTCTACCCGAATGTCGCAGGTCGAATACGGGATTTTCAGCCCTGAGAAAGTCACCTCTGTCAGGATATCCACGGACTGCAAAACTTTCGTGTCCCACGTTTCACAGAGGCCGAACAGCAGGCGCAGAACCCGAACAACGCGGTTAGGCAGGGACCATTTTTTAATAGTCAGCCGCGCCCGTGTGGGATAGTTCACCGTGAATCCATCAATTACCACACTGGTATCTCGGTTGTTCGTCACAGCCCTGGTATACAGAAGGTTATCGCCACTCCAAACCTGGACATCGAACTCAGTTGGGTATCCGTCCGCCGATTTGCTAGAAAACTGCGTTGTGACGGCCTGTAAAATCTCGATGTTGGACACTGCGATTTCGATGTAGGGATGGGGTTCGGAAAAGCTTCCATCCTGGCCGGATAAGGTCTCACCTTCCCAACCAACCTGTCCCCGTCTATCCGCTGGGTCGCTGGGCCGGATGGTAAAGCTACCATCCAGTACCCAGCGATTCAGTTCCAGCGTTGCGATAGTATCCGGGCTTTCATCGTTGCCACGATTCGTCACCTGGGCAGAGTTAGAGATAGGACCTTCCTCATTGGGAGTGATGCTGTTGATGGTTGCATCTGGGTCCACCAAATCAAACACTGCCCGGACTAACTGTTTCCGCGAATCGGCTACGATAGCGGCATCATATCCTGTGCTATGTTTAATCATGGCCGTCGATCTCCTCAAATACCAGTTTGTACCCGCCCCAGGTGGGGCCAGCGTCTCCCCAGCGGGTGAGCGTGGGTTGGGGCTGCTCTACCAGATGGAACCACCCCTGCACCAGCTCTTTCCCGCCGGTAGAGGGCAGGAAAAAGAGCTGATGCCGACGCTTCGCTTTCATAGCCTCTGCAATCCGCTGCATTGTAGCATAGTCGATTGCGGACCATTCCAGTTCCACATGCCAGATGGTGGCGCGGACTTCTTCAATACGCCGCCCGGAAATCATGCGCTCTGAGACGCCTAACTCTTCCTCATAGGCGGTGTAGTCCCCCTCTTCCAAATCTTCGATTTCGATTCCATCAATAGAAAGGAACATGTTTCCGGTATCTTCGTTCATTTTCCCACCCCCTTAATCGCTTACAATGCGTGGGCTTTGGTCTTCCACAGCCCGGATATCATCAATCAGGCCGCGGGCAACCTCTTTGCCGTTCAGGTTCAGCACGATTTCCTTGCTTCGTCCCTGGGCGCTGGATGCTAGGACAATGGCATTTGCCAGTCCGGTCAGGTCCTCGGTTTTCAGAGATGCAGCTTGTGCCGCCTTGTCGTTCACCGTGCCGGTCAACCGTCCGGAAAAACCGGAAACTTCGGCGTTTACTGCACTGGAAACCACGTCGGCAGCGTTGATTCTATCCAGCTCTGCCAGGATGCTATCAGATACGGATTTTGCTATTGCAATAGCCCGCTCCCCACTGATAGCCAAACCATCGCCGAAAGCGTCCATTGCTTCCTGCCCAGCAGGCTTGAACTCATCCGGCAGCTTATCCAGGTATTCGTCATGGATAGCGTCGATCTCCGTCTGATAGATGGATTGGGCCACCTTTTTAGATGCCGCTTCCTTCTCCTGCCACAAGGCCATATAGTTCTCATACTGGTCATCCGCCATGCCCAACAGGGCGTTGGCGTATTTCATGGCCTTTTCTTGGTCCAACCCCAAGACTTCATCAAGCAAGCTATCCGCAATGCCGCGGTCTTTCAGGGCCTGGATGGTATCGCCGTACTTATTGATGGCGTCGATGCTTTTTTGCAGGTTTGTCAACTGGAAGAGATCATCTTCCTCGGTGAATAGATCAACGTCGCTTAACTTGCCTTGCAAACTATCCCGGCTGCTTTCAACAGCGTTCAGTGCTTTTTCGTAGTTGTTCTTGATTTCGTTCAGGGCATCCGCTTGGGATTTCAGAGCTTCCTTCTGGGCTGCTTCCTGCTTTTGGAGCTGTTTTTCGTTCCAATCTTCATTCAGCTTGTCGATATCAGCCTGAATTTTTTCCCTGTCCTTGATTTCTGCCTTGGCTAGTTCGTCGTTCTTTTCCTTTAGGTTTTTCTCGTACTCAGCAAGCTCTTTAGCTGCTGCACGTTCATTAGCTGCCGTTTCGATTTTTTCAATCTCAGCGTTCAGCTTTTCGACCTCTTTGGAAACGATGTTAGCAACGTTTCTAGCTGCATCACGGGCTAACTTGATGTTTTCTTTCAAGCCATTCGCAAGGCCCTGAATGATGTTCACACCGTATTCGTAGAATACCTTGGACGGAGAATTAATGCCAAGTAGGTTTTTGACCTTATTTTTGACCGTATCGGCAATTTCTTGAGCTTTTTTCTTTAATGCACCTAACTTGTTGGAAATACCATTGATAAGACCTTGAACGATGTTCGCACCGATTGAAAGCAGTTGCCCCGGCAATCCTGATAACGTAGATTTAATGTTGTTTCCAACCTCTACCATTTTGATTCGGGCCCGCGACGCCATCTGGGAGCCCCAACTAACCAAAGCGGAAAGTGCACCTGCTAAAGCGCTCCTAATTTTGCCTGGGAGAGTTGAGAAAAACGTGATAACCGCGTTGACAGCGTTGCTTGCCGCCTGCCGCATGTTAGCCGCCGCCTGCGATCCCCAGCTACGGATAGCTGCACCTGCCGCAGTCAGCGCACTGGTGATTTTGCCAGCGAGATTCTGGAACCAGGTAACCACCGCGTTAATGGCATTGGTTACGGCGTTCACCATCGTTTGCTTAACGTTGCTGCCCCAGTTACGGATAGCAGCACCAGCCGCCGTTAAAGCACCGGTAATTTTGCTTGCCAGCCCAGAGAACCACGTAACAACTGCATTGATAGCATTGGTTACAGCGTTTACCAGCGCTTCTTTTGCCGAGGTGCCCCAGTTGCGAATAGCCTCACCTGCCGCTGTCAGTGCGTTGGTGATGTTTTCAGGCAGGTTTTGGAACCAGGTGATTACCGTTTGGATTGCATTGGGTAAGGTGGTGCTGAAAAATGTAATCAGCGCACCAATTACCGTTACAACGGCGGTAATTACATTTGCCAAAAATTCAAGGGCAGCACTGAGAGCTGTGATAGCTACCGTTGCCGCAATTTCGGTAAATTTCTGGAAAAACTCACTGATTGCCGCCGTTCGTTCTGGTGTAAAAACCTTGCCTATGGCTTCTCCTAATGTGGAAAATGCCGATTTTACACCTTCAATGGGGCCAGAAATCCAGCCTGCAACGTCGGGAAATAGATTGCTCAGACCATCCAGGATGAGGCTTCCCAAATTGCTAAGAATCCGTCCGATGGTCGGCCCGACGTTTTGAATGACTGTAACAACGCTCTGGACTAGGTTCTGTGTAAGAGCACCAAGGTCTGCATCCGGGCTTGCCAGCCCGACGAGCCAGTTTTCCCAGGCACCCTTCATAGAGTTTACGCTACCCTCAATAGTGGTAGCCGCTTCCTTCGCCGTGGTGCCAGTGATACCGAGATTGTTTTGTACCTCGTGGATAGCCTCGATCATAGTGGCAAAGGATACGCCATCCAAGCTGCTTATCTTTTTCCCTAATACGCCAGAATCGTTGATAAGGCGTATCATTTCGGATTGTGTGCCGCCATAACCCAGTTTCAGGTTATCTAACATCGTGTAGTTTTGCTTAGCAAAACCTTGGTAGGCGTCCTGTATGCTCTGCATGTCGGTGCCCATTTTGTTGGCGTTGTCCGACATGTCGGTGATAGCTCGGTTAGCAACCTCCGCTGCTTTGTTTACATCGCCGCCCAAACCAGAAATCAGAGACGCAGCGAACGATGTAGCCGTCTCCATGTACTGGTTGGCAGAAAGTCCGGCTGTTTTGTATGCGTTAGCGGCGTACTGTTGCATCGTGCCGCTAGCTTCCTTGAATAGGGTATCAATGCCACCTACATTCTGCTCATAGGAAGCGTAGGCTTCGACGGCCTGCTTGCCGACGTCGATCATAGCCTCGCCGAGCTTTTTAACGGCTTCGACAGCTAACTCAACGCCTTTGGCGGCAAGGTTGCCCATGAAGGTGCCTTTGAAAATATCGCCGAATTTGCTAGCACTGCCACCGGCTTCATCCATCTGGTCACCGGCATCATCGGCAGCATCGCCTAATCTGTCCAGGTCCTCCTCGGCATCATCAGCGGAATCACTCAACCTGTCCAGGTCCTCGCGTAGATGGTCCGCACCGTCCGAGTTTGTGCTAAATGGGTCGTTTCGCAGTTCATCGAACGATGATTCAAGATCATCTAGGTAGGAATCCATATCGTTCAGCGAATTGCCCAGGTTTTGGGCACCATCCGCCGCCGTGGAAAATGGATCGTTGTTCAGTTCATTCAGTGAGGCGTCGATTTCATTAAGGTAGGTATCAATGTCCCCAAGGGAACCAGAAATACCCTCTGACATGCCCCGCGAAGCGCTGGAAACAGTCTCAAATGAACCAGTGATACCCTTTAGGTTGTTTGCTAATGCTTCGGCAGCAGATGAAACTTGTTTGAACGAGTTTATTACTTCGCTGGCATCACCGTTAATTTCGATGGTAACGGAACCATCAGCCATTTACGTCACCACCTTAATCACCTTTCCCTTTCTGTTTGACGTATTCCTCTGCCTCCTGGTATCTCCTGTTGATTTGCGCCAACAATTCGGCATCGCGTTCTTCCACCGTCATGTGCTTTTTGCGGTCTACGGTATCCTTGATAGCGTAGATTTCGCGCATTTTCTTGAAATGCTTGCGGCGCGTCCGGTCTAGTTTATTTAAGTCCGCCGTTCTGTACATTATCCGTTGCATAAAATTGCTTTCATGCGGCAGGTTGAACAGCAGGCGGCGAAACTCCCACCAATGTAAGTCCGTTTTCGTAAGGTCGATGTTGTAGTAAGTAAGAAAAGAGGAAGAGATAGCTTCGGCATCTTGCTCAAAGTCGTATACTCTCCCTCCTCTCCTCTTATCCCCTTGTTTTGGTTCTCCGTCGGCCTGATTGTACCCACGGAAAAATCCGAGCATAGCTTCAACAGCGCCCTTAACATCAGTGGGGACAGAGCCAAGGTAGAAAAGGGATAAAAGCCCGGCAACGTCCGGTTTTTCTTCCTTCAATACCTCTAGCTCTATCGCAACTCCAACGCGGAAGCTAGGGTCTATTGATACCCGTTTCCCGTTGACTTCAACATGATCCGGTAGCGCTCGAAACGGGTTAGTTCGCATCGGACTTGCACAGCTTCACCCGCTCGGCGGCTTCTGCGCGACGTCGTGCCCGTTCCTCTGCGCGTCTCTGTTCCCGGTTGGTGGGGGTGGCGGCAGCGCTGGGCACAGGAAGCCCGTTCGCGATATCCTTGATGGAAACCATCTCTTCCGCCACCCGGCGGACGAAATCGCCGTAAGCGAACACGATAGCTTTCAGGTTGCTTCTGGGGCCGAAACACTTTTCAGAGGTGCCTTCCCCGATGATGGTATCGAAAAAGTCCCGAACCAGTTCGCACATGCCCTTCGTGTAGGCAGTGAAATCCTTGGGCAGTGCTTCGGTTTCCTTCTGCACACGTTCCAACTCATTGATGAACAGCTCCATGTTTACCGTGTCGAAGGTGTCATACTCTACGGCAACGCCGTTGATGTTATAGGTATCCATGCTTAATCCTCCTTATATTTGGTTACACGTCAGCGGAATAGGTGTACTCTGTGGGGGCGGCAGTTGCCATGATATCCACATCGATCTCAGCAGAAGCGCCCGCCTCGCCGGAACCGTCCGAGTTCACGATAACGGCAGCGGTACCCTTTTCGCCCTTGCCAGTCAGCAGGGAGAAATAGACGTAGGGCACGATAACGGCCTGACCAGTGCCGAACTTGATAGCGTGAGACAGGGCGTAGTCCTGGAAATCATCGCCAAACATACGATCACCGGTGACGTTGAACGTGCGCTGGGTAGCGGTCTTGGTGGTCACTTTGCCGTTTCGGATGTAGGTCTTGTCTTCGCTCTCCGGGTTCAGCTGGGAATCAACGTTAGTGATGCCTCCCTGGACAACCACATAGTCACCGATTTTGCCAGTGGGAGAAGAGGCAATGTCAACGGCCAGGACAAAATCGTCGGCAGTGGCAACGCCGGAATAGGAAGGAGACGGCTCCTTGCCCGTCATAAGGGTAGAAAGTTTCATTTTTTCGTTTCCCCTTTCAGTTGGAAAAATAGTCCATAGTCATCAAAATTTGATGATCTTCGGTGTTATCGTCGTACCGGGCAAACATTGCTGCCCTGGTGTTGCAGGTAATTTTAGTTGCCTGTTTCCCATCCCCCAGATAAGGCAATGGGCGGCGGGATACGGCCCAGTCACCAATAGCATCCAGGATTTCATCAGCTTTCAACCGGTCGTTGTTGCTGGACGGTTGCAGGCGGTAGATGATTTTGAATTGATACTGCCCCTGATACGCCCCGCGAACGTATTCCTTGGTTTTGTAGGCCCCTTGGATGGTAGAAAGCGCCATACCAGGCTGATCGGAAGGAAGATATTCAAAAGCGATATTAGCAGGCTTATTTTCGTACTGATTCAACCAAACCAGCAGTTTCCTGGAAATCTGGTCGGTTTCCGCCTTGGATACCATGCGTAATGGTTTATCATCCATTCAATATCACCTCCGTATACTTCTTTACCCAGTTCGGCAAATTCATAGCCTTAGAAGCGTCAAACCAATGGCTTTGCGCCTGTCCGTGCATTGCCTTGGAGAACACCAAACTCTTGCCGTTTGCCACTTTAGTAGCTCCCGGCCTAGCCCATGGGCTACCGGTATCCGGGTCAACCAATACCTTACCTTCCCACAGAAAACGGGCATACGGTCCGGGGTATACGATGGTATCCCCCTGCACCCTAGCTCGTCCCGCAAGGGAACCTGTAAGGGCTGGAACAAACTGGTCGGTGTCTTTCATGGCTTCATTTGCCAGAACTTCCTTGGCTCGGTCTGCACGCTGGGCGAACTTGGCGGCGTCAATTTTTACATCAACTTTAACGCTAATCATCAACGCCCTCCGATTTCAAAATGTTTCATCTCTTCCGAACCGAAATCTTTCGCATCCACCGAATTGATTCTATATACATCATCATGTGTGCGGTTAATCCACTGGAAATCCTTCTCAGGCTCTACAACCTCACCCTTGACGATGAATGTAGAAACATCGGTAGGCGGCGCAGAATCCAGCGTCCACAGGCCGCTTTTATCGGCGGCGGCATGGTATTCCTTCGGGGATACATACCGCTTGATTTCGGCTGTCTGCCCGTCGTAGGCTTTCACGCTGAATGGGATGTACACCGTCACCGCATCGGCGTTTTCCATGCCGGAAGAACGGACGTTGGCGGCCTTGGCAGCATCCAGCAAAACACCCTCTAGCACCGTGATATTAGTCACTTGCTCGAATGTTACCTGATCCTCGGTGATGATATACAGGGTGATGGTATGTGGGAACATAGTCACCAGCAATCACCCCGCTTTGCCATCGGGTAGCCGGTAGCCTGTAAAAAACCGGTACCTTGCAGGTAGATTAACAACGCGCTTTTTTTGCGTGCTGTTAGCAGCTGCAGGTCTGCCGCGCTTAGAGTTTTGGTACCGTAGCTCCGGGACCATCCCCCCACCGATTCGCTAGAGATGGAACCGGTGGAGGAAAAGGTCAGGGCGTTCAGCCTGTTTTCATCCTGGAAAATTTCGGCCAGTTCGCAGGTAGCCATTTGCACCGCCGTCAAATCATCACCAGTTGCCGACATAGCTTTCCCACTAGTGGCGGCGTTGATGTAGGCAGTGGCGCGGGTAGCAAGGCCGTTGAAATCGGCTTCTTCAATGGCGTTGCCGCCGTATTCGTTTTTGTAGAACTCATAGGTTGCGTAAGCCATTGATTAACTCCTTTCTCAGGCTACCTTGATAACGTAAGTCTCGTCCATGCGCTCGAAGGAGGGCAGAACGATCTCGGAGACGGTGGTCTTGGTGTTCACGGGGTCAGAGGTGGTAGTCACCGCAACGGCAATGCCGGTATCAACCAGGGACACATCAGCATCTGCCTTGCCCATCAGAGTGCGCTCTTCGGGGGTGGTGCCGTACCAGGTGGAACCCAGTGCGCCCTCAGGCAGCAGGGTAACCATATCGTCGGGATAGAACTTGTGAGCAGTGCCAGTCTCATCCTTGTACTGCTTGGAGTACACGATGATGGTCACACCAAGCTCGTTCTGGAACAGCTCGTTCACTCGCGCATCGGTCATGAACACGTTGGCGGTGATGTTCTGGGCCAGTACAGCCGACTTGATCTTAGCATTGGCTTTCAGGTAGCCCATGGTCTTCTTGCTGCACAGCATGATGGTAGGCCGGGTGCCGGTGTTGGATTCCACAGAATCCAGGGCATCCTGAATGTCGCTCATAGGGTCGGCGGTGTCGGTAGCGCTCCACTTCTTGGTTGCGGTGGTGATAGCGTTGTAGTTGTTGGTCTTGTAGCTGCCGTCGATGTCGTAGTTGTAGGAATACTGAACGCCACCGGCTTCCAGGACGATTCTAGGGGAACCATCGGTAACAGGGGCCAGCAGCTGCATACGCATACGCTCAGCCACGACGCGAGCACCCTCAACCAGGGTGGAAGCATCGTCGTAGATGGAGGACAGGACAGAGGCCAGGTAGGGGTCGTTGGAATCGACAACACGCATGATCTCCTGCTCATCTTCCTCCTTGATGAGCATGGACTCACGGAAAAAGGCCATCTGGGTCTCATCGACTTTGATACCCTCGCGGCTACGCAGGGTAGACTTGGCGTCGAAGTTGGAGGGGGCCAAAGAAACAGGCAGGCCCTTGTGGGACTTGATCCACTTCAAATCCAGGCCCATCTTCTTCTTGGCGGGGAAGAAGCCCTCACCCAGGTAAGCCATGCGGTTAGACGCAGCTTCGGTCTGCTGCACGGCAATAGCGGCAGCGCTGAAAACATCAGAAATGTTCATCTTTTATCCTCCTTTCTTACATGAATACGACGTTCTTCATAGCGGCCTTGGCGGCAGCATCCACGGTAACACCGGAATGTGCCTGCGCCTTGGTGGTGTTGATGTAGCCGCCGATAACGATAGTGCCCTGAGGGCGATCCTCGTAAACATCCCACAGCAGGACGCCGACGGCGGTAGAGGTCTGGCTACCGGATTCGCCGGAAGTCGCGGCTTTCTTACCATCAGCCGCCATAGGAGTGCCAGCCTTGCAAACGCCGCTGGTAAATGCGGTAGAATCCAGAGTAAGGGCCTTGCCCACATACTCGGAGTTGTACAGGATTTCCACGTCCGAAGGCGCGGAAACCTCAGAGTATTTCATGGTGCCTAATGCCATTTTTGTCACTCTCCTTTATACTGCGACAAAACATCGCTGTACGTTTTGTTGTTCTGCGCGGTAGCCGCACCGATGCTTTTTGCAAGGGCGATACCGATGTTTTCGGTACCGTTGTCCTTACCACCCGCGCCGACAGGTCGGCCAAAGGAAGGGGTAGGCTTATCGGATGCAAAAGCGCCGGGGTCAGCTTCACGCTGTGCTTTCAGGAAATCGTCGAAACCTTCCAGTGCGCCATCTTTCAGGGTCAGGCCCTTGGCTTTGAGTTCGTCTCGAAACGCCCTCTCAGCGCCCTTGGACGAAAACTTGACGTTTGCGCCGGTGATAGCAGCAGAAGCGGCGGCGGAATAGTCCCGTTCCGCAATCTGCGCCTTGTAGGCTTCTGTGTCTTTGTCGTACTTGGCTTTCAGCTCATCCATCTGAGCTTTGATCTCATCGGCAGAACCAGCGTTCTTTTTCAGCTCTTCCAGATCCTTGTCTCGGTCGGCAAGCTGGGTTTTCAGGTTCTCGGCGTCCGCCTTGGCAGCTTCAACCTTGCCCTTCTCCCGTTCGATATCCTTGCCATTCTCAGCAAGAACTTTGTCGATGATCTCATCCTCTAAGCCGAGTTCTTTCAGATATTCGCGTTTCATTGTTCTCTCCCACGACTACGCTTATTTACGCGGGTTGCATCCGCTGTCGCCCGTAGTTTTACGACATCGGGGCGGTCAAAGATAAAAAAATAAGCCAAAAACCAACTTTTAGTTGATTCTTGGCTCAAAGGCTCAGGTTATTTGGGTTTTATTTGCTTTACTTTGCTTCTTTTTGCTTACGTTTGCTTTTTGTTTGCTTACGCTTGATTAATTTTGGTTTCGTTTGGTTATCCAATCCATTTGATTTCACCGTACCAATCGCAACGTCTACCGTTGTTTTTTCCGGTGCATTTCACCAGGACACCGCAAGCTCCCGGCTTTACCGGGTGAATCTTTTTCCCGCATTCGGGGCAACAGAACCAGGTTTGTCCGTTGATTGTTTTAATCATCGTCCTCTTCCTCTTCATCCTCTGGCTCCGGGCCGTTAAAGTAGATATTGAAAAATTCATTCACAGCAACCATTTCGTTTGCGCTTTTCCCATCAAATTCCACGGTTGCAGCGCGAATAGCATCATACGTTTTCTCACACACGGTAATCTTCAATATACCACCTTAGTCCTTTCACGCTGTAACGGCAGGTTGGCCGCTTCGCTGAATAGCCTGTATTCACGGTTCAGTAGGCGAATTTTTGCCCTTGCCGCTGTTGCGTCCTTGGCGGCTTCCTCTGTTCCCAGGGCTTCCGCCGCTTTCTGTATGCGCTTTTGCTTCCTAATAGATCGTTCTATCTCCCTTTGCTTTTGGGAGGCCTGGTACTGGTCGTATGTGCGGCCCTGGTATTCAAATGGTGGTTGATCTATCTCGCGTAGTTGTTTATCTGTGTAGGTCCTGGATGATACCCCATCAATATAGGGGTAGTAATGGTGTCGGCAGTTCCAACCACCCAGGCCCGGCCCTGTGCCGTAGCCTGTAACCTCCTCAAAGTCCGGGTGCCGCGTATCCTTGGGTTGTCCCGGCTTGTTCCAGGCGTACACCCTGCCTTGCCATGCGGCATGGTTCTCTGGCCCGTTACCTGTGTTTCTTGCACCGCCATGGGCGGACACTTCGACTAGGTTGGTTTCCAGCCGCTCCATGCTCTGCTCTGCGTAGCGCTGGCAGGTTTGGTTTACGCCCGTCATTACGGCCCGTCGAGCGGCTACATCCGCTTGATCGTAATGTACCCGCCCATTGGATTCGTAGTGGATAGACGTTAGGCCACCAGCGGCAAGCTGCTTTGTGGCGTGGGCTATCGCTCCGTTGTAGCTGATAGTCCCAGACATTACTTCTGTTTCTGCCATATCCAGCGCCCATTGATACGCTTTCTTGGGTTCCAGCCACTTAACGACTTTGCCATTGCGTCGGACTGCAAACCCCATTGATTGAGTTAGGTTTCGCAGTTCGTCCTTGGTCTGCCGCCTGATAGCCTCAACGTCCACATCATCAACAATGTGGCGCGGGGCGGTAATCTCTGCCGCCGTTGCTAATGTACCGTAGTATTTGCGATTGCGCTCTACTACGCCGTCCATGATAGCATCAACTTTATCCAGGCTAGTTTGCGTAGTCTCCGCAATGGCTGTTGTGATTTCATCCAGCGTTATCCCGTGGGCACGAAGTTCCCGGATATCCTCAACAGTCACCTGGTTCAAGTCCCCGGACACCACCAGCCGCCAACAGATTTCTTGTAGAAGCCTATCTTCCAGGCCTCGGAATAGCTCGGCGATAGACTCAGGCAGAGCATCCAGAACAGCAGGAGAAAACGGGTACTTCATTATTCAAGTTCCTCTTGCGGTTCATCGACCATTTCCTCCATCCCCGGCAGCATGGCTCTGGCTGTCTCTTCATCCTCACCGAAATGTTTCTGCCGGAACTCATAAGCGTTAAGAATACCAGCAGATACCAGTTGCAGGTCAGCCGCCATTTCTGCGCGGTTGCTCTCAGGATCATCGAGTACACCATCGCCGAAGCTGAGATGCAACTCATAGTCCCCCTGAGGGGCCAGGGCGTACAGTGTAGCGTATACATCCATTGCATATACCAGATCGTCCAGGGCATCCCCGAACGCCTGCTGAATGTGGCTCTCGGTGATGTACTGCCGCTGCTTACTGGCCAGGATTTCCGTCGATGTTTTTTCCACGCTGGACGGGTCGGAAATCGTTCCATAGGCTAGGCCTGTCTGGAATTCGATTTGTTTCAGGATGTTTTGAAAGCCTCTGTAAATGGCATCATCCCGGAACGCCGGGGAAAACTCTTTGAAAAAGTCTCCATCCTGGGACATAAACGGCCCAAACTCATAGAGCCGATTTCGTCCGAAATCACGGGCGTTCCCGCTGGTGTATTCTGCAAAAATCTTGCGTTCGCCCGATTTGAATTCCCACCACAGTCTATCCCATTGTTCATCTGCATCTTTAACCAGGCCAACGATGGAACCACCGAACACAGATACACCCAGTCGGCTATCGGTGTCGATGTTGTTCGCAACAGGCGGGGTAAAGAAGGCAAACAGCGGACGCTCCACGCCGTCGAGCGTTGTTTCATCGTCCAAGGTTGCCCAGGCAGGGACCGTATCGAGCGGCACTTCCTCGCCCACTGTTCCGTATTGGTTGGATTTGTGAGCCTTGTTCCGCACAACGTAGGCCGTGCGCTCTCCATCTCTCACAAACTCATGGCTTTCCAGGCGAACGTACCATTTACCGGCTAGTTGCACCCGCTCGCGGAATACGCCGCCGGTGCATTTGCCTGCCTCATCAAAATTTGTGGGTTGAAACGCCATGATACTAGAAGCATCGACTTTCAATGTGCTGTTGTACACATAAGGCCGGAGGGCAAGCCCACCAAGAGCAAGCCCCATCTCCAAATTTTTCTCAAAGCTCCGGGCGGCATCCTGGAAACACGCATCTAGGAATTCAGCCCGCGCCCCACCGGTAACTGTTCCGCTGAACTCAACCAGCGCAGGCCGTGCCATTTCACGGGCGATAGCAGCAGGCAGGCCGAGCGGGATAATGTCACGCTTTGCCCAGGGCGGTTCGTTGATGTACATGGAATACCAGAGATTGATATTCTGTTGCATCGTGGTACCAACCGCCGTATCTACGCCAAAATCTTTTTTAGCAGCAGCAGTGGGAAACAGCCAGTTTTTCAGATTTCGGAACGTCCTAGCAAAAAAACTTTCCATTAGCGCACCTCCCGCCGCATTATCGTGTATACGAAATATCGTATCATATCCATTGCGTGGTCCGATTCTTTAACTACCGCATCGGTTTCTTTTTTTTCATCCCAGCAGTAGGAACCGAATTCATCAAACGTATTTTCACAGCTGGCATCGAACAGGATTCTACCAGCTAACAGCAGGCTACCAGTAAGGCGGATACCATCGAGCACTGCATTATTGGCATCCATCACAGCAAATTTGCCGCGCCGCCGCAGTGTTTCCTTGAACGATGCTGCCGACGGGTCGACGATCACCCGCTCTATCTGGTACCCTTCCGCAAATGCTTCCAGATCGTCGGCGTATTCCTCATCCGTTTTCTGGCGCTTCTGTTTGCGTCCATCGTAGTAATATTCTTTCAGCATCACGGCTTTACCGTTTCGCAGTTGCCACAGCCCCATAGCCGTAGGGTTCAACGTGCCGTAGTCGATGCTGATATAGTACACACCACCGGAGTATTGTTCCGTGGCTATGTGCTTCGCTTTGTCGAACATCGGGTAAACTAGGCCGTCGGCTACGCACCATTCGCCCAGGATATAGCGGCGATAGAACACGCCTGCATACATGGATTTGTATCGCTGGACGATTTCAGGCGCAAGAGCCGGGTTATCATCCAGAAGAAAGTGCAGATGCAGGGCGTTCTTTTCCACAGCTTTTTTAATCCATTCTTGGTAGAACCAATGGGAAGGGGGGCCAGGGTTGCAATTGAACCACAACCGGGAACCGGCAATAGAACACCGGGCAAGCGCCTGCTCCACGAAAGAACGGGGTTGAAGCGCCACTTCGTCCAGCAACACCCCTGCCAGCGTTCGGCCTTGAATCAGCATGAACGAACCCTCATCCTTGCCGCCGAACACCTCAAACACGTTTTCATGTTCGCCATCGTTGACTACCATGACCTTATCCGTGCGTTTCCAGGTAACTTGATACTGACTTGTTACCCAATCCACCTGCATATATGGAATGATGATATTTTTAACGGCGCTGTCCACACTTTTCCCACAGATAGCGAACCGCTGGCCGTCATAGCGGCGCATGGCATCATCTACAAACGCAATCGTCATCAGGGATGTTTTGCCCGAACGGATAGCCCCATCACAGATCAAGGCATTATATCCAGTAAACGGGAAAGCTAGGATTTTGCGCTGCTTTTCACTTAGCACAATCATCACCCATTCTTTCCCGTTCCATGCGTTCTGCATCTTCTAACAGCGAACGGGTAAGATCATCAACCTGTTTCTTCCGCTTTCCGTAGCCCTTACCAACGGAAGCATACCGTTTTGCCAGGCTGTCACCAGCTTTCAACCGGTCGGCTAGGGAAGCATCTAGTCCGAATTGATCTTTTACCCGCCCACGCATTACATCCGAATAGAATTGCATCACTTCTTCAATGCCTGCAATGCGTTCTTTATCCATATTTGCTTGCAAATGTTCCAAATAAGCGGAAACATTAGGATTCTTTAGCACCTCATTTGCGGTAACGGGGGCGCTTCTCTCCGAATATCCAGCTTCAATTGCCGCCTTAGTTTTATTCCCGTATTTCAGGAATAAATCAGCGAATTTCCGCTGTCTTAGTGTTAACCCAAACTCATCTCTCTTCAAGCGGAATCACCGCCGTAAATCTGGGCCAGTTTCTTCACAATATCGGCTAACTGGTAACTTTCCATGATGGTGCTGTCCCGCATACGTCCAGCAGCATTTTTCTTCTTTTCAGTAAGCACGAACTTAGTCACCATCCTTCCCGTTTTTTCGGAATACGCCTGCATCTGGTTCAACTTGATAAACCTCCCCTTTTGGCACAGGGCGGTTTGCAACTTAGTTGCAACCTTTCTTAGATTCATCGTTATTCCTCCTACGCCCGTCTTTTCCGAGTTGTCAGGGCGGGTTTCCATCGCCCCAGCATCCGCAAATGCTAACCGCTATTCTGGTAGCAGGCCCCGGTAACTACCCGGATATAGGCTATTGCCAGCCCGCCATATTGCCCCGCGGCGGTGTCGGTGCTGTACACACACACAACATTGTTCCACCGTGGGGAATCGCCGATTTAGTACGTTCATCGGCTACGGTACCGTGCAATCAATAGGCCTTGAACCCATTCCGCCGAATCTTGGCGGCGCACCTTCTGCTTTCTTGCATATATCCCCGTCTTTCCGGGGTGCCAGGTGTTTCAGGGGATTACACCACAACCCATCCGGCGGCAGGAGTAGGATTTGAACCTACGCAGGCTGTAGCCCATACCGCATTAGCAATGCGGCCTCTTAACCAAGCTTGAGTATCCCGCCGTATGCCTAACCGGAATCCAACCGGGGCCACCAGGTGAGTGATGGAGCTGCTTTTACAGGCCGCAGCTTACCGAAGGAGCATTCCCTATGGAAACAAAAAAGAGAACCGACAGAGCGGAAAGCCGGCTATTGGCTCCTGCACCGATAGCCAGCATATAGAAAGAACTCCCGGCGCAACTTCCACGTCGAAGACGCTGGTGACACACCCTTGCGTTATCCGGCGGCGTTCTTTCATATATCCCAACCTGCGCGGGTCGTGGCATCCCTACTGTGCCAGATAATAGAACGCTCGCCGTGCTGGGTTAGGTGCTGAAAAACAAAACACAAAATGATGGTAGGAGCAAAGCTTTCACCACCTTTCGTATTTTATTTTTTCCCTTTCGGGATGGTCCTGGGATTCGGAATTGAACCAAATCATACACACCAGCGCCCAGGATATGGAGGGCGGGGCAGGGGAAGAACCCCCGCCCCTATACCAAATAGGAGGGGTGGCTATTGCCGCCGCCACCCGGCGGAAGAAGCATGCGGAAGCCCGAAAGGACAAAGACTTCCTTGCTATTATTATACCATATTCTACCGTATCGTTCCACGAGAATCTGTGTTTTTGCCGAATCTTTGTGCAATGTGTATCTTTATCAATCAATATACTTAAACCACACGCCGCCGATAATAGACTTTCTTTTGATTCTGCCGATTAGGCCAGATGTTGATAGGTAGTTTTTTCTGGCAGCGTCTCTAGCGCTTGGGTAAAATTCAATGACTTTCCCCCATGGTTCCATTTTTGCAACTGTCCTGCTATTCGGGTTTCTGCGTTCCTTGTTAATTTGTGCTTTGGTAACGAATTCAAGGTTGTACACAGAGCAGTTAGCAGGATCTCCATCTTTGTGGCGCAAGACAAGCCCTTTTTGTTTTCCTCCCAGAAAAACATCCCGAACAAGATCTTTTACCCTAATCGCTTCTCCCGCGATTCTGACGTAGGCGCTTCTGTGGTTCACCCACGGGCACATTATTTTAGGCTTTTCCGCCCGAAATTTCCCGTGAGCCAAGCTCGGCCTAATCCAACTCCTGACTTCTCCGAGGTTGGAAACATCATACCATCCGTCTGTGCCGGGCACCGGCCTCCAAATTTCTCTCAATCTTGTCCCCCGATTCTATCCAGCAAGGCCACCAAGCCCCGTACCTCCAACGGGTCAATGCCCGTTTCCTTTCTGATTTTCCGCAACCGATAAGATACAGCGTTTCGGTGGCAAAAAAGCTCCCGTGCTGTTTTGCTAATCATCATGCGGTTCCTTTCCATCGAGAGAAGGATCTTCTTATCGAAATCATCCATATTATCCTCCCGCTTTTTTCAGCTTCCAGAAATCATTGATAGCATCCCGGACCGGGTCCGTTTTACGTTGTGATCTAGCGTACTCTAGTATCTCCAAATCACGTTCATAATGTTCTTTGCACATCTGCCGCCCTGGTAGCGCTGGGCGTTCGCAGTAACGGCACTCCCCTACTGGTTTCCGTATATACCGTTCTCTGTGTTTTCTGTTGCGCCGCAACCTACACTCATTGCAGAACGCCTGCCCTTTGTAGGCCGGTTTGCCGCATGCTGTACATAGCCCTGCCGCTTTTCGCTGCGCGTACAAGGTTTTCATACTTTCCCTGTTGCGCTCTTCCCGTTTTTTCTTTTCATCTTGGGATAGTTTGGCGTTACAGGCGTTGTTTGCCTCTACGCTGATAGATAAGCACTCCAGGCATTTATACCGCCCAGGGGCGGCGCGTTCTTTCATACACCGAACGCACAGCCCCCTAGCTTTTGCCCATTCGTAATTCTGCTTCTTATACCGCAAATCACGTTGCCTGATCTCCTGTGCTGTCAGAGCCATTATTCAGCGCCCCCGGTTATCAGTTCGGAGTACAGGAGTGTTTCGATCCAGTGGCAGAACTCCCGCCACTCGGTGAGCTTGTGATTGCGCCGAGCGCGGTAAATGTTGGCCAGAACTTCGTAGTTCAGCATCAATGTTCGGCGCTGGTTGTAACTGCTAGGAAGAATCTGAATCATCTGCCTCCACCACTTTTTTTCGTTCGTTTTGATGTATTCTTCCCGGCAGAAGTTCAGCACCCTTACAGCATCGATTAGCGCTTCACCTGGACCGTATTCGTCAAGGCCTTCAAACGGATTGAAGTAAAATTCCTCAAGGCTTTCACGGCTGAAATCATCCAAAGAAAACGGTTCCTTGTGGATACTGTGCATCGTAGAGCAAGAGTTAGATACCGTACCAACCTTGTACGTTTCAAACTCCTTCCACCAGTACAGCGGCGCTGTTATATCTACATACACCACGATCATCCGCATAAATTTACGGTGATCTGTGCCAGCCTTGACCAGGCGCATCATTAAATCGTGGTCGTTGGGGCCGACTTCGTAGCGACTTGCGATGATATGCCCGTCTTCTTGGCGCAGGTATTTGCTGTCCGACTTGTCCCAGCTGTTATGAGGATTTCTCATCCCTCTGATAGCGGCTTCCCAACCGACTACCTCTGTGTGTTCAAACTCGATCATTGGTTCTCCTTTCTAACTTGTGCTTTTTTTGCACAGGTTACTCGTTGAATCCGTACACTTTATTGCCGATCATAAAGAAAACCGGCAACTTGTACGCTTCTGCGGCGACGATCTCCACCTTGCACCCTCTGGCAGCGCTCCACCCCTTGCACACGATAACAGCATTCGCGTCCGCCATGATCTTCAAGCTCTCGCCCAAAAACCACAACGGTTTTGCTTTGGCGGGAGCGCCCTGAAAGAAACTCTCCAGGACCTCCACATCGTCACCCCACTTAGCTTTAGCAGCCTTGATAGCTCGCTCCCGTTCTGCCAGGATTTCGGCGTCGGTTTTGCCCCGCATGGGCTGAGAGATAAAAATCTTCATTTTGAATCATCCTCTCTGTTTTCATCGTTCCAGGACAAAACAGCTAGGCCGTAGGTCGGCTCCGTTTTTCCTGTGTTCTGGCATTTTTCACATTTTACTCGGTACAACTCTACATCATCCCCAATTCTGTACATGTACTGTACAGCGGGTTCTCCGCCGCATTTCCGGCAACGGTGGGGATTAGGAATCATTGCCGTACACATCCGCCGCAATCTCTCCGGCACAGGCCGCATAACCAGCCATGTCAACCCAGTTGTCCTGGTGTTTTGGGTTCTCCTTTGCCCTGCCGACTTTTAACAGGATCATCATCTGCGCCACGTCAACCGGCGTGATCTCACGGCCAATATCTAGGTATGCCGTCCACAGGTCGGCGATAACACCGAAACTGTCCTCCGGTTTTCCGTGCGTATCCTGCCGATCATTGCACACGCACTTTTCAGCGGCTTCCAGGATGGTTTTTCGGGTGGTGGGCTGTTTCTCCCGATTACCGATGGTGTGGCATTTGATAAATGCCGCTGCATCCTGCATCAGTTTTTCGTGGCAC